AGCAATGTTAAAACTGCTCGGCTTTCTTCCATTCTAGTATCAAAAGTCTTTCCGGAGTTGTTCCACCCCAAACCAAAGGGTGATGCAGCTGTTGGAACCTCAGCAAGAAGTTCGACAACCGCACGCTGTCTTTCGGACAGCAACGGGATAACTCGTGGTCCAATGGACCGTGCCAAGTCGACAAATGATCTATCTGAGATCGCCTTCCATTTTGGTTGGGCAATGATCTCAGTACTCGAGATAAGACGGCCTCCGAACTCTGTAAATTTCTTAGAGTCCAGTGATTTGTCTTCCGAGATGACCATCCCTAAGCGCGCGTAAAGTGCTCGTAGACGAAGACTTGCGTCATAATCTACAGTAACATCGTCGCCTAGGATTCTATAAAAGCTAGGTTTCACGATCCGGAGTGCATAATGGTGACTCAACGCAAAAGCTGCGAAGGACGGATATACCCCTAAAGGTTGTCCGTTTGTCCATCTGATGTGAGATCCATCTGGCATTTGCCATGCACCTCTGGATACCCGCTGGAACAAGTCAAGGTCCACTTCTGGAATTCCTGACTGTTTCAACGCCTCTAACGTAAATGAAAGAGGGAACATATCGGTTGCGCTTTTTAGATCGAGCGCAGATAACCGAACTCCTGACTGGAGTGCTTTCTGGATATCTTGAATACCCCTATCTTGATCGAAGGTACAGTCCTCACGTATTGTTCTCAATGCGTGATAAAGGGCTTTACCCATCCGAGATAGCAGGACCTGGAATACTGGGAAGGGATTTGCAATAGACCGCATTTTCCCTCCTGGCTCCTGGATAAAACCAATAGAGCCAACCAAATCCGGAGGATTGATATTAGAATACCGTGAATAGTAAGAAGTAAACCACGATCGGATCTGAGCTCTCTCGAGCCCACCAATCTGATTGTTCATGAAGCTAAACGTGCCCAAAGGGCCCCATAGACTTGTCTTATGGGTGTATTGCTCAGAACTTCCTCTGTTACTCTTCAAGTAAGTCGACAGACTCACAATGTAGGGTGCAACCAATGGATGTGTAAAACCATCTATGGCGTGCCTTGGTGAAGTAGAGAAGCTTTTCAGCCTATTATCCTCCATCCTAAGCACGGGTGAGCGGATCTCGCGATCCGCCCACTTGTACACCGAATCATGTTTTGAATTCCACCATCGATACAGCAGACCAGATTGATGGATGTTCCCTAACTGACTTTTAAGATCAGCCAAGGGTCCAACCAACTCGACGACCGGGGATTCTACTCCCGATCGAAACTTGTCCAGCTGTTTTGGTGTAGGTGATCGAAAGACCGCCATGGTATA